GGCGCGGGGCGGGGAAAACCCGCGCCGGGGCGGAATGGGTGCGGGCACAGGTGGAAGGGCCGACAGCCCTGGCGCCGGGGTGCGCGCGGCGGGTGGCCTTGGTCGGTGAAACGGTCGATCAAGTGCGCGAGGTGATGGTGTTTGGCGACAGCGGAATTTTGGCCTGCTCCCCGCCCGATCGCCGGCCTGAATGGCAGGCCACCCGCCGACGGCTGGTTTGGCCGAATGGGGCAGTGGCGCAGGTTTTTTCGGCGCATGACCCTGACAGTCTGCGCGGGCCGCAATTCGATGCGGCTTGGGTGGATGAATTGGCGAAATGGCCAAAGGGGCAAGAGGCGTGGGATCAGTTGCAGTTTGGGCTGCGGCTGGGAGAACATCCGCGGCAGGTGGTGACGACGACCCCGCAGAACGTCGAGGTGTTGAAGGCCATTTTGAAGAATCCCTCGACCGTGACGACCCATGCCCCTACCGAGGCCAACCGCGCCCATCTCGCGGCAAGTTTCCTTGAAGAGGTGCAGGCACGTTACGGCGGGCAGCGGCTGGGTCTGCAGGAGTTGCAGGGCCTGTTGATCGAAGAGGTGGAGGGGGCCTTGTGGAAGGCGGCCGATCTTGACGCGCGTCGGGCCGGGGTTTTGCCGGTGTTCAACCGGATTGTGGTGGCGGTTGACCCTTCGGTGACATCCGGCGGGGCGGCGGACGAATGTGGGATTGTGGTTGTCGGCGCGGTGACCGAGGGGCCGCCGCAGGGGTGGCGCGCTGTGGTGCTGGAGGATGCCACGGTGCGGGGCGCTACACCCGACACTTGGGCGCGGGCGGCGATTGCGGCGATGGACCGACACAAGGCGGACCGGCTGGTGGTGGAGGTCAATCAGGGCGGAGAGTTGGTCACGCAGGTCATTCGCAGCATTGATGCCTTGGTGCCGATCAAGGCGGTTCATGCCTCAAAAGGCAAGGCGGCGCGGGCGGAGCCGGTGTCGGCGCTCTATGAGCAAGGGCGGGTCACGCATGTGCGGGGGCTGGCGGCGCTGGAGGATCAGATGTGCCAGATGACCGCGCAAGGCTATTTGGGCAAGGGCAGCCCGGACCGGCTGGATGCGCTGGTTTGGGCGCTGACCGAGTTGATGGTGGAGCCTGCGTTGCGGCATCGCCGCCCGCAGGTGCGTACGCTGGGTTAACGCGCCTTAAGGATTGCCCGGCTAGGGTGGTTTCCAGATCAAAAGACATGGCGGCCCTTTCGGGGGATGCGGAACGGCGGGCCTGACGGGTCACGCGACAAAGGAGCTTTGCAACATGGTGTTCGATTTCCTGAAGCGCGGGCCCGGACCTGAAACTGGGTCGGTGGTAGAGAAAAAGGCCTCGGCTACGGGCCGGGTCGTGGCCTTTGGCACCTCGGGCCGGGTGGCTTGGAGCCCGCGTGATGCGGTGTCGCTGGCGCGCACGGGGTTTCAGGGCAACCCGATTGGCTTTCGCGCGGTCAAGCTGATTGCAGAGGCGGCTGCGGCGCTGCCCTTGGTCTTGCAGGATGCCGAGCGACGCTATGAAACGCATCCGGTGCTGGATCTGATGAGCCGTCCGAACGCGGCGCAGGGGCGGGCGGAGCTGTTCGAGGCGGTCTATGGTTATCTGCTGTTGTCGGGCAATGCCTATATCGAGGCGGTGCCGGGGACAGGCGCTCTGCCGGGGGAGCTGCATGTGCTGCGGTCGGATCGTATGGCGCTGGTGCCGGGGTCAGATGGCTGGCCGGTGGCCTATGACTATACCGTGGGCGGGCGCACGCATCGCTTTGCGATGACGGCAGAGGTCCCGCCGATTTGCCATATCAAGACCTTTCATCCGCAGGATGACCATTACGGGTTTTCGCCGTTGCAGGCGGCGGCCGTGGCCTTGGATGTGCATACCAGCGCCAGTGCTTGGTCGAAGGCGCTGTTGGACAACGCCGCCCGGCCTTCGGGGGCGATTGTCTACAAAGGCGTAGATGGGCAGGGGCAGTTGTCGGCCGATCAGTATGACCGGCTGTTGAGCGAGATGGAAACCCACCATCAAGGCGCACGCAACGCCGGGCGACCGATGCTGTTGGAGGGTGGGCTGGACTGGAAGCCGATGGGGTTTTCGCCCAGCGACATGGAGTTCCAAAAAACCAAAGAGGCCGCCGCGCGCGAGATTGCCATCGCCTTTGGCGTGCCACCGATGCTGATGGGCATTCCGGGCGACGCTACCTATGCCAATTATCAAGAGGCGAACCGGGCCTTTTACCGGCTGACGGTGCTGCCCTTGGTGAGCCGGGTTGTGGCGGCGGTGTCGCATTGGCTGTCTGGCTTTACCGGCGAGGCAGTGACGCTGCGGCCCGATCTGGACCAGATCCCGGCGCTGGCGATGGAGCGTGATCAGCAATGGGCGCGGGTGGGGACGGCCGATTTCCTGACGTCCGCGGAAAAGCGGGTGCTGCTGGGCCTTCCCAAGCTGGCGGAGGGTGATGAGGCGTGAGGAAACCGGGAGAGAGCGGCTCGCGCTTTGTCTACGACAGCTTTGACGCGGCGGCCGCCCGGATCGAGGCAAACGAGCGGGTCGCCGAAGAACGCTGGGCGGGGCTGGAATGGCGCTTGGGCCAGATTGATGCGGTGCTGGAGCGGTTGGAAAAACGCATCTGGCTGGGGGTTTACGGGGTCGCGGCCTTTCTGCTGGCGCAGATGGCAGAGGCGGTCATTCAGGCGGCAACCAAATGAGGATGAGCATGCAAGGCGCATTGGAACGCAAGGACATGCAGGCCGGGATGGGCTTGCGCGTGGTGGATTGCAACGGGGCCGAAGGTCTGGGCATCGAGGGCTACGCCAGTCTGTTCGGTAAACGCGATCAGGGCGGCGATGTGGTGATGAAAGGGGCCTATGCGGCCAGCCTGAAGCGGCTGTCGCAGGGCGGGCGCGCGGTAAAGATGCTGTGGCAGCATGACCCCACGCAGCCCATCGGCATCTGGGACGAGGTGCGCGAGGATGCCACAGGCCTTTGGGTCAAGGGGCGTCTGTTGCCGCAGGTGGAAAAGGGCCGCGAGGCGGCGGCCCTTCTGGCGGCGGGGGCGATTGACGGCTTGTCGATCGGCTATCGGACCGTCAGGGCAGAGCGCGACGGCAAGGGGCAGCGCCTTTTGCAGGAGCTGGAGCTTTGGGAGGTGTCTTTGGTCACCTTTCCGATGCTTCCCGAAGCGCGGGTGGCTGCCAAGGGCGATGATCCCGAGGCCGAAACCTGGCGCGCGCTGGCGCGGACCTTGACCGAGGCAGCGCAGGCGATGTCCGGGCCGGTCTAGCCCGACTCTCTCACGACCAAACCGAAGGATGAAACCAATGACCGAGACGAAGGCTCGGGCCGGGGAAGCTTTGTCCCCCGCCCTGCAACCTGCCCTGCCTCCGGGTGCGGAAGTGAAGACCGCGCTTGAGGGGTTTCTGAATGCTGTCAAAGGCTTTCAGGCGGAAGTGAAACAAGAACTGCAACATCAGAAAGAGCGTTTGACCATGCTGGATCGCAAACAGATGACCTTTGGCCGCCCCGCACTGGCCACCAGTGCCGCGGTGGAAGTGCCCCACAAGAAGGCGTTCGCCGCCTATCTGCGGTCGGGCGATGATGACGGCCTGCGAGGGCTGGTGCTGGATGGCAAGGCGATGTCGACGGCGGTGGCTGCCGATGGCGGTTATCTGGTGGACCCGCAGACCGCGGACACCATTCGCTCGATGCTGACGTCGACCTCGTCGCTGCGGGCCTTGGCCAATGTGGTGCAGGTGGAGGCGACCTCGTTCGACGTGTTGATCGACCGGTCGGAGGTTGGGTCGGGCTGGGCGACTGAGACCGGCGCGCAGGCAGAAACCGGCACGCCGACCATCGAGCGCATCTCGATCAAGCTGCATGAGCTGTCGGCGATGCCGAAGGCCAGCCAGCGTCTGCTGGACGATAGCGCCTTTGACGTTGAGGGCTGGCTTGCGGGCAAGATCGCCACGCGCTTCATCCGTGCTGAGGCTGCGGCCTTTATCAATGGTGACGGGGTGGACAAGCCGAAGGGGATCCTCTTGCCCGCCAAGGTGGCCAATGCCTCCTGGGCCTGGGGCAGCCTTGGCTACATTCCGACCGGGGCGGCGGCTGATTTCGCCACCACCAATGCCTCTGATTGCATCGTCAATCTGGTCTATGCGCTGGGGGCGGATTACCGCGCCAACGGGGCCTTCATCATGAATTCGAAAACCGCCGGTGCGGTGCGCAAGATGAAGGATGCCGATGGCCGCTTCATGTGGGGTGACAGCCTGCAAGCGGGCGAGCCTGCGCGTTTGATGGGCTATCCGGTCTTGATCTGCGAGGACATGCCGGATGTGGGTGCCAATACCTACCCGATTGCCTTTGGAGATTTTACTGCGGGCTACACGGTGGCGGAACGCCCCGACCTGCGTATCCTGCGCGATCCCTTCTCGGCCAAGCCGAACGTGCTGTTCTACGCCAACAAGCGCGTGGGCGGCGACATCACCGACTATGCGGCCATCAAGCTGCTGAAGGTTGCCGTCTCGTAAGGGACAAATCTGACTTTGGCCACTGACGGGGCCGGGCGGGTTTCGCCCCTGACCGGGCGAAACCCATGGGCGCGCGCCGGCATTGACCGCGCCGCCTAGCTGCTCCCCTCCGTCCGAGCGACGCGGGGCGCGCGTCCATGGTGGGGCCGAGGAAGAAGGATCGGGGACATGATGTTGAAGGAATTGACGGTGGTACCGGGCGCAAGCCTGCCGGTGCAGGCGTTGAAAGACCATCTGCGGCTGGGCACGGGATTCACCGAGGATGGCATGCAGGACGGGTTGATCGAGGCCTATCTGCGGGCCGCGATGGCGGCGGTTGAGGGGCGGATCGGCAAGGTGCTGCTGGCACGGCAATACCGGCTGACTGTGGAGGACTGGCGCGCGGCGGGCGAACAGCCGTTGCCGGTGGCGCCGGTCAGCGGGATTGTCTCGGTCACGGTGGTGGATGCGGCGAATGTGGCGACGGTTCTGGCTGCCAGTCGTTATCGGTTGGTGCCGGATCTGCATCGGCCAAAGCTGGCGTCGGTGGGCGTGTTGCTGCCGACGGTGCCGATGGATGGCCGGGCCGAGGTTGTGTTCGACGCCGGGTTTGGCACGGGTTGGGGGCAGGTGCCTGCCGATCTGGCGCAGGCGGTGATTTTGCTCGCCGCGGAGTATTACGAAGTACGGCAGGTGGGTGAGGGCCGTGAGGCGGGTTTGCCCTTTGCCGTTCAGGCGCTGATCGAGCGTTGGCGCACAGTGCGTATTCTGGGGGGCAAGGTATGAGCGCCCCCCGATTGGACCGGCGCATGGTGCTGGAGGGGCCGACCCGTATTGCCGATGGGGCGGGCGGCTTCACCCTGTCTTGGGCGGTGCGGGGGGTGATCTGGGCCGCACTGAGGCCCGGTTCTGGCCGCGAGGCGGCAGGCGAGGAGGTGCTGTTCGCCGAAACGCCCTACCGCATCACGGTGCGGGGCGCGCCTGTCGGGTCGGGTGCGCGGCCCAAGCCTGAGGATCGGCTGCGGGATGGGGGGCGGGTGTTCACCATTGTGGCGGTGACCGAGGCCGATCCCCGCGGCCAATACCTGACCTGTTTTGCACGCGAGGAGGTTCCGGCATGAGCTATGGCGCAGCGGCAGCTTTGCAAACGGCGGTGTTCGGCGCGCTGACAGCGGCGCCTGCGCTATCGGGGGTGAGCGTGGTTGATGCCATGCCCCCCGGCACCACGCCCGGCACGTTTGTGTTGATCGGGCCTGAGGTGGCGGTGGATCAGTCAGACGGGTCCGGCCCAGGGGCCGAGCATCGCTTTACGGCCAGTGTCATCAGTGATGCCGCGGGCTTCATGACCGCCAAGACGGTGGCGGCCGCCGTCTCGGGCGCGCTGTTGGCCGGTGACATGGTGCTGGGCACCGGGCATCTGGTGTCGGTCACCTTTCAGCGCGCCGTGGCGCGGCGGTTGGACGAGGGCACGACACGGCGGATCGACCTGACCTTCCGCGCGCGCGTGGAAATCTGAAGCAGTTTCAGGCCGGGGCGCAAGGCCCGCAGGCATTCATGGAGATGACAAATGGCAGTTCAGAAGGGCAAGGATCTGTTGGTGAAGGTCGATATGATTGGGGATGGTTCATTTGAGACGTTGGCGGGATTGCGGGCGCAACGGCTGAGCCTGAATGCCGAGCAGGTGGATGTCACCAGTCTGGACAGCGCGGGCGGCTGGCGCGAGCTGCTGGCCGGCGCGGGGGTGAAATCGGCCTCAATATCGGGGTCGGGGGTGTTTCGCGATGCGGCAACCGATGCCCGCGCCCGGGCGATCTTCTTCGATGCGATCATGCCCGACTTTCAGGTCATCGTGCCAGATTTCGGGACCATTGAGGGGCCGTTTCAGATCACCTCGATCGAATATGCGGGCAGCCATAATGGCGAGGCGACCTATGAAATCGCCATGGCCTCGGCTGGGGCCCTGACGTTTGTGGCGCTGTAAGGGGCGGGCGTGATGGCAAATCCCTATGCGGGCGAGGTGGCGATCTGGCTGGATGGCCAGCGCCATGTGGCCAAGCTGACGCTGGGCGCACTGGCCGAGTTGGAGGTGGCACTAGAAACCGGGTCGCTGATGGATCTGGTGGAGCGTTTCGAGACGCGGCGCTTTACCACCCGCGACGTGCTGGCGCTGATCGTGGCGGGGTTGCGGGGCGGTGGCTGGCAAGGTGTGGCGGCGGACCTTCGCACGGTTGAGATTGCTGGAGGGCCGGTTGAGGCCGCACGGTCGGCAGCCGCGTTGTTGGCCCGGGCCTTTGCTCTTCCGGGGGAGGCATGAGGG